TGGTTTATGCCATGCCCAAGTATGAGTACATCGGCATAGACACCGAAGGTGATCTGTTATTTAACAGCAATGTCAGCATCCCTAACCAGGTGCTCTTTGCTTGTACTGGTGCTGATGTTGGCCGCATTGCATCGGCTGGCACTATCACCTACACGCAGGACTGCACATGGATAAGCATTGCGCAGCTGGTGACATATCTCGGCGTAGATATCACTAACCCAAGCGATGACTACACGCTTGCTACGCAGGCTCGAAACGCGGCTAACGATTTCGCGTTTAGGCGCAGGCAAGAGTCCGGGTACGCTGACCAATTAAGCGTTTCGCCGGGCCACGATTGCACGCTGGGTACGCTTATGTATGCAGCGGCATTGTGGCGCGCGCGAGGCTCAGTCCAAGACACTTTCGCCACGTTCGATGGTATGGGCTCAGCGCCCGTCAGTGCCATGACACCGATGATTAAACAGCTCTTGGGCATAGACCGCCCACAGGTGGCTTAATGCCTGCCACAGGGCTTCTGAACGAGGCTATGCAAGACCTCAAGGCCACACTTACAGCAGTGACTGGCATCCGTTGTGTCAGTGATCCCACAAAGATTGTGCCTAACTGTGTTTTTCTCGATGCCCCTAGTTTTGAGACAATCGCTGGTGGTGGCAACATCGTGCGCGTAACCATCCCAGTGCGTGTTATTGGCAGTGGCACCGCAGCCCAAAACGTGCTTGAAAACATCCTAAGCATCGTGGCCACAGTCCTTGGCTCAAGCGTTGTCATCATGGCAGGCCAGCCGTCATCACTAGAAATTGGTGGCGCTACTTACCCTGCTTATGATCTGCAGATGGCTATGCAGGCACAGAAGCAATGACATACACAACTGCAGTAGTATTATCTGCTAGAACTAATAACAGATACGGAACCCGGCACCGTTTGACACAGGAGAACCAACGTGGCCACAAGCACTTACCTCACTAACCCAACCGTAAACCTTGCGCCTACCACTGGTGGTGCAGCTGTTGATTTGACTGACCAGTGCCGTAGCGCCACTATCACACTTGGCGTGGACAGTCTCGAAAGCACTGCTTTTGGTGACACTGGCCATCGTTTTGTGCCAGGCTTGCAGACCGTATCGGTAGAGCTTGAAATGTATCTCAGCTATGGCACTAATGAGGTCGAGGCCACATTGTTCGCCAATCTCGGCACAGGTACTACACAGTTAGTCATCTCGCCATCAGGCACGACAGAGTCAGCGTCTAACCCTGAGTTCACAATCATCAACATGCAGCTCGTGGACTACACACCAATTACTGGCGCTGTAGGCGAACTGTCAATGATTACCGCGTCATTTATTGGCGGCACCTACGCTCGAGATATCACAACCCCTTAACTAAAGGAACCCGACATGAAATTAACTCTCAAGGTAGACACGGGCGAAGGCCCGTACGAAGTCACGACCAGCCTGTACGTCATTGTGCAATGGGAACGCAAATACAAACGCAAGTCAAGCACCATAGGTGAGCAAGGCATCAGCATTGAGGACTTGGCCTTTATGGCGTACGAGTCATCCAAGGTCGCTGGCATCACAGTGCCCGTAGTGCTCGATGACTTTATTAAACGCCTAGTGACTTTGGAAGTGGTGGATAATGATCCGGCAAACCCTACCCAAGCGGAACCTACCGCCATTCCCTAGCCAGTCTCTTAGTAGCCACAGGCTGGTGGCCACCTGCTGTAGAGTTTGATATTGCTGATCTAAACACCACAGTGAAGCTGTTAAACGAAAGCCGAAAGCGATGAGCCTAGAAACAAGCGCAGAAATTACAGGCTTGAAGCAGGCACTGTCAGAGCTAAGCAAGTTAGACAAGTCAGCGCGCTTTAAGGCTGCAGCCAAGATTAAGGCCAGTAGTCCGGCAATGCTTGAGGAAGGCCGAAAGCAGTTTCCGTCAGAAATTGGCGTAAGCATGATTCGTGGCTGGGGCAACAAAGGCAGGCTGGGCTACAACAAAACCGCTGTGGACAAAGGTGTGCAAATCATGGTAGGTGGCCGTGCACGTGGCCAAGGCATCACACCGCTAGTTACTCTGGTGCAAAAGAACGCAGCTGGCGCAATGTTCAGCCAGGCAGGGTCTAAAAACAACAGCGATTTCTCGCGGCTGCTTACTAACACTTTTGGCAGGCCCCAGCGCGGCTTGTGGCGCTCACGTGCTTTCATTGCAGAGCAAGGCACAGCTGACATTATGAAAGCCGTTGATGAAGTTATCGCAGACGCTAATCGAGCATTAAAAGCAAGGACATCTGGCTAATGGCTATCTACCTACCAATTTTAACTCAATTTAATCCCAAGGGATTGAAAGAAGCCGAAAAGGGTTTTAAGGATTTAGAAGGCGCGCAAGCCAAAGCCAAGTATGCGCTCGGCAAAGCTAACAAATATGCAGCCGTAGCACTTGGCGGTTTAACTGCCGCACTTGGTGATGCTGTTAAAGGTGCGATGGAAGATGAGCAGGCACAGGCTTTATTGGCGCGTCAGCTTGAAAAAACCACTGGCGCTACCAGTGCACAGATCAAGGGCATGGAAGATTACATTTCTGCTCAGGGCAAACTTAAAGGCGTAACAGATGACGAGCTACGCCCTGCCTTGGCTGGTTTAGTACGTGTTACAAAAGACATTGACGAAGCCCAAAAGGTAAACAACCTTTCAATGGACATTGCAGCTGCAAAAGGTTTAGACCTGCAAACAGTGACTAAAGCAATGGAAAAGGCATACGGCGGCAACATGACGGCCCTAGCAAAACTGTCGCCAGAGTTACGCCAAATGATTAAAGACGGGGCATCTCTCGAAGATGTTATGCAGGAAATGGCTGGCACTTTTGGCGGTGCTGCTACTGACTCTGCTAACACGGCTGCAGGATCTATGAAGCGTTTAGGTGTCGCCCTTGGTGAGGCTAAAGAAGGTGTCGGCGCTGCACTTTTGCCAATTCTTGAAAAGGCTTTGCCGGTGCTACAAAAGTTTGCAACGTGGGCACAAGACAACCCGAAACTAATCACAGCCGTAGCTACTGCTTTTGGCGTACTTGCTGCATCAGTTGTAGTAGTTAATGCGGCTATGGCCTTAAACCCAGTAGTGCTTATTACGGCTGGCATTGTTGCTTTGGGTGCCGCACTTGTTATGGCGTATAAAAAGTTTGACACTTTCGGCATGGTTGTGCGCACAGTAGTTAATGGCGTTGCTACCTATTTTGAGTTTTTAGCCAACGCTTATATCAAAATGATTAACTTGGTCATTAAAGGCATCAACTTAATTAAGCCTGGCAAAGACATTGGAACTCTTGGCGAAGTTAGTTTTGGCAGGCTTGGTGGCAGTGATGACTCAGTGAGCACAAGTGTTCGGGCATTTGAGGAGTCGCAAAAGATGTCAAGTGTTCCGGCAGGTGTTGATGAAACTAATTTTGACAGTGTTATTGCTGCAGCAATTACAAGTGCAAAAGTAAAACCAACGAAAGCGCCAACTATTGACAACACGTCTGGTAATGCAGGCGGCTTTGCTAATGCAGGCATTGGCGGCATTGGGCCATTTTCTAACTTAACAATTAACGCTGGACTAATTAGCACTCCCGACCAAATTGGAATGGATATTATCGCCGCTATCCAGAAGGCCGAGCGCCGCAGCGGAACGGTATTTGCACCAGCATGAGCACACCTACTATGCAAGTGCTGGTGGGCTTTCAATCCACTACTGGCTTTGGCACACCTTTTATGCTTAATGATGCGTTCTATGGTGTTTTAGATACTGCAGGCCGTGGCACTTTAGGTGGAGTTACCTTTGTTGATCTCACAAGCCTTGTAGAAAATGTAAACATTAATCGTGGGCGTTCACGCCAGTTAGACCAGTTCAACGCTGGAACAGCCACGATTGCTTTTGACAACGCCAGCCAAGTGCTTAACCCAAGCAACACCTCAAGCCCTTACTACCCGTTTATATTGCCACGATGCCCGGTACAAATCTTGGCTAACGGCATACCCATCTATACCGGGCTAATTACTGACTGGAACCTTGACTACGACATCAGCAACCAAGACATGATGTACGCGTCATGCTCTGACAACTTTACGGTGCTTGCTAACCAATCACTGAACGCTGTGACCCCATCAGCACAAGCCACTGGTGCACGTATTAACGCAGTGCTAGACCTTGCCGAAATTAACTACCAAGGCGCTCGATCTATTGACGCAGGCTCATCTACCCTTGGCGCTTTTGCTATCAGCCAAGACACAAACTGCCTTAACTATCTGCAGCTAATTAACACCAGCGAGCAGGGCTATTTGTTTATGAGCGCTAACGGCACTCTAACTTTTAAGGGCAGGTCTAGTGTTCTTAACCCGGTGGCTGGCGCTACTTTTAACACTGACGGCACAGGCCTTAGGTATCAGTCGCTAATTAACCAATTTGGTGACGAGCTGCTATACAACTACATAGTGACACAATCGCCAGCAGGGGCAAAACAAGAAACCAGCGACTCAGCCAGCATTGCGCTTTATCAGGCTCAACAGTATGCGCTGATGGACTTGCTTAATAGCACCACTACAGAGGTCGCTGGGCTTGGTAACTATCTACTGGGCAAGTACAAAAACCCAGTGCTCAGGTTTACAGGGCTATCTACCGAAATGTCAGCTCTATCAACTACTGATCAGAACATTGTGCTGAGCCTTGACATGACGAGCATTTGCACAGTGGTTAAAAACTTTGTAGTGGGCACCCCAGCCACTGAGACACAAACCCTGATTGTGTCTGGAATTAGCCATAACATCACACCTAGCAGCCATATCGTCTCATTTGTTTACGAGTCCACAGACGGCAATCAGTATTTCACGCTCGGGGACGCCATTTTCGGTACTCTTTCAACTACTAATCTTTTAAGTTTCTAGAAAGGAACAAACAACATGACAGCATTTCAGACGTTCACAGCGGGCCAGATTCTCACGGCAGCGCAGGTCACAACCCTTCAAGCGAACAGCACCGCAATAGCAATTTTTCGTGACGAAAAGACAAGCGGAACAAACGGCGGAACAGGCACCGCTGGCGCATGGACAAAACGCACTTTGAACACGACAGCCGTCAATAACATCGTTGCTTGTTCAATTGCTTCGAGTGTTATTACTTTGACTGCTGGCACTTATTTTGTTTCAGGTCAAGCGCCTTTTTACCGCACAAGCGTTTCGCAAATAAAACTACGAAACACCACAGCAGGCTCAGACCTTGTGCTTGGAACAACTGCGTTTACAAACTCTGCTGTTGCAGGTGGCGTCGTAAACAGTCTGTTAGAAGGGTATTTTACTTTGACAGGCTCAACCAATATTGAGATGCAGTATTACATCGGTTCAACACAAGCATCAAACGACCTCGGTCAAAGCAGCGCATTCGGTACAGAAGTGTACGCAACGCTCACCATTCAACAGGTGGCGTAAATGCGTAAAAGCCTGATTCTATTGGTCTTTTTGGGGTCGCTCACCTCTTGCGCAGATCGTGAACGCCTCAACTGCCTACCAACAAAAAACAAAGCGTTGCGCGGAGTAACCGAAACAATCTCAACAACAATTGCACCTGCCTACGGCACCGGAGGGAAATGCACATGAAACCCCAAAACAGAATGAGCAACGAAGAAATCAAAGCACGACTTATCTTTGTCGTAGCCATCGGCTTGACGCTCGCCTTTGTTCTGTCAATCATCTCACTTCTTTACGGCTTACTGTTTGTAACGCAACCGCTCGAAGTCAGCCCCAATGATGATGCGGCTTGGTCTGTACTGTCGCCAATGCTTGCCACCCTTACTGGCGGGCTCTTGGGGGTATTAGCTGGTAATGGTTTGAAGGACAGACCGAAAGACCCACCAGCACCATGACCGTCAGACCGTACCCGTACTACCCATCATGGGATGGCAAAGGCACCAAACCCGTCACCGCCAAACTGGTAGAGCTGTGCAAAGCGCGCTGGGGCATGACCTCACTAGGCACATACGCCAACCGCCCAATGCGCAACAATGCAGGCCTATCCGTACACGCCACCGGATATGCAGCTGATCTAAAATACAAAGACGAAGCCCAGGCACGTATTATCTGGGACTGGTTTCTAGCCAACAGCAAAGCCCTAGGGCTATGCGAAATGCACTGGTACGCATACGGCGAATACGGCGCTGGCTACCGCTGTAGTCGAGGCGAAGGCAAGGCTGGCGTCAAAATCTTTACAGCCACAGACAATGCAGGCTCGTACCAAGGCTCACCTAATTGGCTGCATATTGAGTTAGCTGACCAAACGCCAGAGCACTTCGAGCAAGTCTTTC